CCAGGAACTTCACCGAGCCTCCGCGCGATGCTACAAACAACGCGTTCATCGGGTGCGCAAACTCTTTGGAGAGGTCTGGTGTCCACCGTCCTTTCAAGAGCGCTCCCAACTCCCGCGATTGTTTGTCTGGGTTCAGAGAGAGAACCCAGGCCGCGCGTTGCCTCAGCCTGGCACCAGCCGGTGCCTCACCCATCCTCCTTGTGGGTGGACCCTTTTTACCTCCGAGCACCTTGTCAAGGGCGCTCCGGGCCCCCGCAGGTTCACACACACTTGACTTGTGTGTGGTCGGCCACGGGGAATTCAGTGATTGCAAGGGTTCAGCAATCACATCACCAGTGAGTGGTGCGCAGGGTCGGGGGAGAAAACCGTCCCTGATGTGTCTGCGCTTGTAACCCGTTTCGACAAAGGACAGTCGCCCGTCCTCAGCGAAGGGGTGTGCTCGATCCTCGGGTAACGACCCCAAGCACCGTCTAGACACATGATCCTTCAAGACCTCTCTTGCGAGAGTGAAGGACCCCACATTCACCCTGGAACTCACGCGAGATACGCGTGTGGCTCCGACAGCTTCTCCGGACTTCCACCTGGCAACCTGGCAGCCGACACACAACAGAGCCTCCGGCAGAAACGCGTGCGTCACCGCACAATCTGCACACAGAAGGTTGTTGGGTCCAGCAGGCCATACGAAGCCTGGTAGTCCTAGAGACGGTGGACTGTCAATCCACCACTGTCTCACCCTGTTCCTTATTACCAAGGCTGGTTTCCCTGGTAACCGGACTCTAACCGACCCGAGATTATCAGTCTCGGGGAACAAGCCGCAATTGTCGTGAGGAGCGGTCGCCTCAAACCAAGTGGGTGTCATCCCTAAACATGGTTGGCTGCTGATTACGTCAGCTGCTCCGTAGACACGGCCATGGCATCACTCCATGGCTAGGGTTTTGACGTATTTCTATACCGCCCTAGTGATGGCGGTGCGGAACTATGCTTAGCGTTGGACATCTACCACATAGATCCTAGTTGTTATGCTACACTACTCTGCCAACGCCACATAACAACTGTGTGATTTCCTCATCCCCGGCCGTTGAAAATAAGCTGATTGTTCCCTTTCCCTGGCTAAGGTATTCAGGTC